AATCGAACCCACTAACATACTCAGGTTTTTCGACTTTATCAAATAATCCATGAGTTGAATATAGAGCTTGTGTTCGAGACGCCACTGCATTTTCGTAGTTATCTTCTAACGCTTTTATATCTTGTGCCAGTTTATTCTTTATTTCTTTCGTTTTGTTATAATAATCGTCTTCTAGTTGTTTACGTTTGTCGTTTCGTTCTTTTTCAAGAGCATAGAGTTTTTCCTCATATGCTAAGTTTGTCTCATATATTTCTTTTTCTAGTCTAAATATCTCACGATCGGCCTTCTTACGTTCATCGGAATTTTCTTCCGCTATATTACGGATTTCTTTCCATTTTGATAATTCATCTGTCATATTAAGACGACCGTAATACTTTTCATCATCAATCCAATCAACTGCGTTCTGATATTCAGCTTTCCAAATTTCTTGTTTTAATCTAAATATCTCTCTCTCGGCCTCAAGACGATATTGGTGTCCCCATTCGTATCTTGCTTGAACGCGTTCCCAAGCTGCTAGTTCTTCTTGTAAACTGAGTCGTTTATAGTACTTCTCTTGATCAATCCATCGTTTAGCGTTTTCATACTTGAGACGTCCAATTTCCTTATCCGCCTTTAATCTGATTTGAGTTCCCTCAGCATATTTTTTAGCGAATTCTTCCCATAGTCTTATCTCTTCATCCATGAACATGACATTGAATTCTTTACGTTTAGCTATGTCTTCTTTGAAAATTTCGAAAGCGTCCTTAGATGCTGCGGCACTAGAACTTCGAACACCTTCTGTAAACGCACCACCAGCACTTCCACCTAAAGAACCGAAGGATTCCCCGACGCTCTCTATGATTTTAGGATCAAGCCCTAACGTTTCCATGATACCGCCAAGCTTCTTAGTTAATTCGCTTTCGCCATTCGTAAGGTTGGTGAGAAATCCTTTAATAGTTTCATCGCCGAGATCGAATCCAAGCTTTTCTGCAAGTTTCAAAGCTGCACCTTTGCCGCCTTCAATTCCATCACCGATTCTGCCTATATATTTTGTCCCAAGCCTGAAAGCCTTTTGACCTAATGTTTCGTCGGTAATATCCAAAACATCCTGAGCCATTGCACCGCTTGCTGCAACAGCAACTTTTGTATTACTTTTTATACCATCAGCAAGACCAGCTGGTAGTTGCTTTCCATCACGAGTCATTTCCTTAGCTGGACTGTTAATATCAAAGGTCCTTCTCGAACCTAATAACACGTCGTTGGACATATCAATAATGGCTTCTACAGCTTCGCTTTTATTGTCTATTATACCATCTCGCAAACCGAATACTATGTCAGCACCAAGTTTTCTAAAATCGTCAATAACCCCGGTGGACTGTTGAACCGCATTTCTAAATAGATCTGAGAATACCGTTACAAGTTCGTCCTTCTTCTGACTAACGGTGCTTATAGTTGAGTTTAAGAAATTCAACATGGTTGTCTGGAATGGTAGTTGATTAGCGTTAAAACTTTCTGTAGCACCGACCAACGCTGCTCCGCCAAACCCTGAGAATGTTTCGTTAACTCTATTGAGGGCATCCATCGCTGGGTCGACGATCGAGAAGTCAACATCTTTGAGAGTCTTGACAAACTTTTTAAGGTCTTTTGCGATTGAAACAGCATTTCCAAGGCCTTTTACGCCGTCACCAAATGAGACTGATTTAATACGACCTATAGAATCGGCGAACTGGGCCAAACCTTCTCCCGTTTGGGTTAGAAATTCCACGTTGAACCCACCAAGGAGAGCACCTGCAAACCTACCGAGCCCTGACGCAATCGAGATTAGTTTCTCAATACCACTTTCGAGTATATCATTACTACCAAATAGTTTATCTAACGCCCATGCCAAGGTAGCAAAAGCGGCGACAATTAATCCTACACCCGCAATAGCGGTAAGGACCCCACCAATCGTAGGTACAAAACCTGTACCTAAAGCCTGAAACATAGGACCGAGTAACGCCATACCAGCGACCAGTAAGCCGACAACCCCCAACCCTGTGCCAAACTTACCAAGGTCGTTCCAATCCATACCCTGAATAATCGGCAACACAGCTTTAATGGCGTAAAACATACCAGCTGTTGCGGCAATTGCACCTGCGGCCCCAGCAAACCCTGGAATTAAGGATTGAAGACTTGTTTTCCAACTACCTGATTCGGCATTGGACAGTTTCGAAAATGCAATTATCAATGCTGTAACCGCTGTCATGCCAGTTGCAAATATAGCAATGTCTGTCCAAGTCATATCCTTTGTTATAGCCGATACCATTTTGATTGTTCCGAGAAGGGCTACGGTTCCAATAAGCACGGCGCCTAAAACGAGTAGACCGGTTAATAGAACATTCTTAATACCTGCTAAACTTTTTAAGTTCTCCGACATTAGGGAGAAACCCTTTGTCATTATACCAATTCCTGCACCCATCGCACCGATCGCAACAGCCGCAATGCCCAAAGATATAGATGCTTGCCTTAAAGCCTCCTGATCAACCATAGTGCTTAGTAAAGCAAGTGAGCCGGTTAAGGCTATTATTGCTACACTTATACCTATTAACGGCATGAACATATTAGCATCGCCACTAATACTTGCTGCCATCGCAGTCATAAATTGGATAGCCCCAATCATAGTAACCATTCGTTCTATGGCTACCATACCTTGGTCGAGAACACCTTTTGGTAAGGCACCAAGTATCGCGATGACACCTGTGAAAGATAGTAGTGTGAGTGTCACAGCTCCGAGAATCCTCTGCACTTTGGCTCCACCAGCAATACGAGCTGCGGTTGCTGTGAGTAGTTCTATCGCCACGATAATACCTGTCATTGTTGCAATCTTCGTAATACCATTCTCGAATTCGCCCTCTGGTCTACTATTAAGGATCGCAATTAAGGCTATCATGGCCCCCATACCGATACTCATAGAGAGGATATTAGCTTTGAGTTTATTTCCGCCGCTTATCATGGCGGCTACGCCGAACATTACTTCGAGGGATGCCAAGATTAGACCGATTTTGAATAAATTTTTAATGCCCTGAGACATTGTACTCAAATCGATATCGGAGAGTATTCTCATAATTCCCAATATTGCTAAGATGCCACCGGATAAACCTAACATACTTGTTGCGAGTTTGTTACCACCTGTAACCCTAGCGGCCACCGAGAATAACATTTGCATGAGGCCTATTACTGTGAGGACTTCGGCAAGTTTGCGTAGACCGTCCCTAATATTATCGAGCTCTGATGAATGTAAAAGTTTTAAAACACCCATTAATCCTAATAATCCCGCACTCATCCCAACCAAACTTACTGAAAGCTTACCCTGTCCCGGTATAGTGCTAATTAATGCATATGCTGCTTGATATGATACCAAAAATACCAGTAATTTATCCAGAACTTTAACAGCCTCACTAATATCATCGGATTTAATAGATGAGATAAGTTTCAAGGCCCCGGCCATTATAAGTAAACCACTAGCCATCCCCATAAGGTTCAGACTGGATTTAACCATCTCAGTACCTTTTAGGAGTTTTGTAGTGCCAACATTTATCATTTGAAATGCACCATAGGCTCCGATAAATATACCAATCGCCCAGGCCAATCCTTTTAAGCCAGTTTTCAATTGTTCCCATGGAACTTGTGATAACACATATAGACTGCCCGCCAGTAAACTAAACGAAACGGCCATTTCTTTAATCTTCAATTGACTACCGAATAGTCTCTTTGAGAATTTAGTTACAAAACTGCTTGCTGCATTTGTAATACCAGTCATTGCCTTAAGCATTTGTGTTAGTTGGTTTACAAATAGTAGTAGAATTCCACCGGTGGCAACCGCTGTGATCTTCCCGAAATCTAAAGACTTTATCACCTCGCCAAAGTCACTTATACCTCCAGTTGCCTTATCAATTATGAAATCGATAAAGTCTTTAAGGATACCTAGGAAACCTGATATGATACCCCTATTCTTTTCGCCAAACTTTGATTCTATGAAAGTAGATACTTTTTTTAAAGCGTTAATAAAACCATCAAATGCGGCATTCGATACCATTTTGATTGTTTGGATGATACCTCCAAATATCTCACTAATCGCTTTACCGATGTATTCTATTGGACTTTCTGCGGATAGCAACCCATCAACAAAGTCAAATAGGAATGAGATTATTCCAACCAACACATCTCTAATCGAACTTAAAGAGGTTCTAAAGATCTTCATTCCAGCCTCAAATACACCAGATTGTTTGATAATTTGAGTGAAGACATATAGGAAGTCTCCAATATTAGCAGTAAGTTCTAAAAAACTACCATTGAATGGGATTATGACTCTTATTATTTCTAAAAAGGCACTTCCTAAAAACTTTACAGTCGTCCAACCTAAATCTAGAACCGAGAATAAACCACGAAATGTTCTCTGAATTTTATCGGCTGTCTCATCTGAAATTATTAGATTTTTTGTGAAGTTCTGAAGAGCGCTAATCATACCAGCCCATTGTTCTGCTGTTTTGGGTGGGAATATCGAATCGAACGCCCTGGATATTGCCCGTAACGGTTTAAGTATTGCAATTGCAGTATTCTTTAAAGTTTGGAAGATATCGGAGATACCACCAAGCTCTTTAATATCTTGTAATAGTTCGTTTCGACTTTCTGCACCTGATGCAAATACTTGCCATAAGATTTCAGTTAGTGCGGAGAAGTTAGCTTTAGCTTCATTCAAGGTTCCGAATATGATTTCATAGGTTTGTAGCCACCCAGAAGAAACTGCGTCCTTGGTTGCCTCTATGGAGTCACTGAATGATTTAGACTCTTGGGCTGCCTTAAAAGCCGCATTACCTATTGTATTGAGTACATCGGCATATTTATCAGCATGCTCATCCATGTAATCCATAGCTTGCATAGCTGTGTCAAAACCCATTTCCTCTTGAACTTCTTGTACCTTCTCGGCATACTCACCATACTGTTCAAGTGTTTTTAATAACACCTCATTGGTGAACCATTTCTCTTTAAGATTCGTATCGAAGTTCTGAATTGTAACTTGACCTTTTTTGATTGCCCCAGTGGCCTCTGCAACACCTATCGCAATTTGCTTAAACATTACGGTGTTCATGTTCTGGTTCATAATTGAGCGCCAATTCAGAGTATCCACATAGCCCATACTGATCGCCTGTGAAAGATTAAACATTGCGATGGAAGCGGCTTGGGTGTTCTTACCAGAATGGGCCGCCCATGTGGCAATACCCTTCATCGCTTTCTCGGAAGTATGTAGATCTACTCCGGCAGCTATAAACTTTGCCATGTTTCCAGCCATGTCTGCGAAACTATAACTGGTTTCGTCCGAGAACCACATAAGTTGTTCCATGGACTTCTCAACTTCCTCAAGACTATACCCAGCGGAAACCATGGTTTGAACAGCTTCAATTTTCTCCTGATACTTACTTAGCCCCGCGGTTAACTGGTCGACGCTAAGACTCTTAACTAGATTACTACCGGCATTAACAGCCATTTCGCCAATACGTCGTAGTGCCCCGATACCGATTTGCTCCATCATTGAGAAGGACCGTGAAATCGATCCTATGGAATCTTCTAAACCGTTAAAACTTTTACCGGTTCCGGTGTTCTTTAAAGCATTCGAAAATTCCTTTAACGAATTCTTTGATTCTAAAATACCTTTCTCAAACTTGTGATTCTCGAAAGACATTTCGACGATTCTTTGATCGATTTTATTACTCATAACTTCTGTACCTCCTTCCAACATTCCTGAGCTATCGCATCAAAAATAGGGCGTAATGCAGGGTTTATGTAATCAATGCCCTCGATATATACCCCAGATTTTGTACCATGCCCATATTGTATAAGGAGCGCAACAGAATATCCATTTTGAATATTTGAATTATTAAAGCCAATTCCCCAGTTCTCTATAGTGTATGACCAGCTATTGGCAGTTAGACCACTGTCCTTCGGAGTTGCCGCTCGAAGTGCTTCGACACCTTGTGCTCCATATCTCTCGAACGCGGTTCTAAGCCTACGACTGAGATTTTTGCTGTTATCGAAGAATTGTTCGGCATTCCTAAAAGAACCCTTTTGAGTCATTTTAATCATGCTTCTATTCTCCTCTATTTATTCTAAATAGTTAATCTGCTTTTTGGCGTTCTTTCTGTAGTTTGTCGTATTCTTCATTGGAAACAATTTTCCAGGTCTTTTTCCGTTCCCACCAAATCTCCTCTTCACTATTCCCATGAAGCATTTGATATGCGTTATGCATTTTTGTTTGTACGGAACACTCGTCATCTGTCCACGCGGAAATATCTCTATTATCTTTAAACGATTGGTATAGTGTATTCCTCAACATAGCCAATAATGCATTGTTTTGGTTTATTTGGAGATTTCCCAAGTTTTTCAACTCGTCTTGAATTCCCTTTACTTGATCCGGCAATTTTTTTAACGAGTTAAACTCATTATCAATCTTGGAAACTCTTTTACTTATACCAAGCTTTTCCAATACCGTTACAATTGTAATTATCCCAGCACAAATACTAATTATTGTTTGCCATAGTTCCATCCAGTCACCTCATCTTTTTCACGAAATCAAGGGATATCCATCCCGCACCACTCTTAAGTCTTCCCCATTTTGAAGCACCTGGACCATCTGCTTCCTCAACAATTGTATAGACTTCATTACGATGAACTACTCCATTGACTGGTATGAAATCTTTTGAACATAGAGAACATTTCATACTAGTCACCCCCTTGAGTTGTATTTCGCCCGACGAGCTGCATTTTGTTCAGCATAGTAAGCCGCGGTCTCTCTCTTTGTCATCTTTTGCTTCGGACCACGCTCCAACTCACATACACGTAACAATGTGAACAATCGGGATAAATGCCACTTTTGACATTCTATCGGAATATTGTTCGCGAACATTCGGGAATAGATGACCTCTGCCGTTATTACTTTTTTTTCAGTTTTTAAATTCTTCTTGGAAAATGTCGTGGCAGTCATTGGATTGTCGATATATGATTTAATTTCCAATATGTTTTCGACCGATAGTGCTTTTAGGATGTCTTCATTTGGTACGTTGCCTATTATCATGCAGCGAATATAGTCTAACTCTTGTTCTGCTGTTTTTTCAACATCGCTAAGATATGGTATGTGCCATTTTGACTCCCATTTCGCTAACGATATTAAAGAATGCTCGAGAGTGAGCGTACAAGGGGAAGTAGTAATAAATCTGTTTTCTTCTTGATTGTAGAATTCCTTTGCTTCGATAGTAATCTCAAGCATTCTTAGACCTCCTATTGTTCAGGTATTTGTTTTAATGTTGTTACATTGTTTATAGGTGCGGAACCACTTTGTTTGGCTTGTTCGTTATACTTCTTCAATGCTTCTCCTCTTATCTCCTTGGGGATTAGACCTAAGAAGAATTCTTTGGCTGCATTTTCATCGTAAGCAAGCTCATAAAATAAGGCACTAAACGCCTCGGTTTTACTAAATCTTATGGCTTTATCGTCATCCTTCTCAAACGTACCAGTTTCTGGATCTCTTTCGCCATATGCCCTTAGGATAATTTTCTTAAGTAAATCAATTGTCTTCTTAGCGTTATTCGTTTCAACCGCATGCTTAAGGTTTTCAATCAAACCGCCTTTTGTATATGTTTCTAATTCCAACCATTCGAATTTGTTAAGATGGAAATATAATGTATCCGTTCTGACATTGTCATCATAATCATTATATTGTATTACTTTTTTAATCATAATATTCTCCTCCCATAATATAAAAGGGGCGTTTAAGCCCCTCTAAAATTGTTTTATTAAGTATAATTATTCTTCAGTTTCTTTAGTCATGAAATTTATAACCTGTGGTGCAAGTGTTTGATTATAAATATCAACAACCCCTGAAATTGTAATAATATATACCGTATTGGTTGATAGATTTGCTTCTGGAGTAAAGGTTAATACTTTACCTTCCGCATCCCAAGTTTTTGAACCAGAAACTATTTCCCCTTCTGCCGATGTAACTACAATTGATTCTTTCACTATTTTAGTGTTAAATGTGAATATAATAGCCGCATCTGTATCAACTTCATCCTCATCATCATTTGGTGTAACTACTACCTGTAATGCAGCTGGAGCAGCGCCTTCAAATAATTCAGCAATTTCATCTGGTAATGGAAGACGAGGATTTACGGACTCTGTTCCATACAAAATATCTAGGAAGTTATCAAGTTTCGCTTTATTTTCAGCTGTAAACTTAGTACTATCGATAACCAAATGTGCCGTTGGCTTTCCTCCTGAAACTGCCACCTTTGTTGTTGTGAAGTCGAAACTAAGTTCTTCGAGTTCTGGGGATTCATTTATTGTAGTATGATCCCTGGCAGTGACACCGGCTAATGCGTTGTATACAAGATGAATCTTGAAACCATAGTCAGCCCCATTCGTATCATTAACGATTTTGGTTCTATAAGAAAAACCAAACATTTCATGGGTTTGCTGTCCCACTGTAACGCCAGTAGCCAACTCAATTTCACCAATTGCAGCCTTGAATTCATCTGGATACATATAGCAGCCAATCGTTCCAGCAAATTCCTCTTCGGACATTATTTCAATATATTTCTGATTGTCCGCATAGAATGGATTTGGTTCTCCTCCAGTCGGAGCCTCATTAACTGAAGTTAGGCCGTTCCATGGAACACCCGTCTTATATTCATTGTCTTTAAATGGAAATAGTACGCCTTGGTCGACACCAGTTTCACCAAATCTTTCTCCTATTTGATCCCAAACTATTTTACTCATATTTTATCTCCTCTTCTATATGATTTTTTTTTGTTAAGAAAGTGTTATTTCTTTCCAATCGTCTGCCGCATCGGCAGAGTCAGTTGCTATGGCCATATATCCCTTACCAAGAACAGTGTCGACATAGATTTGACCAATAAAATCCGCATGCTCAGCAGGTGCAACAACTCCAGTCAATGGTTCGAATTCCGCAGCTGCTAATTCTATTTTGCCAGGTATATCGGCTTCTAAAATTGCAGCAGCAACCGCTGCCGGAACTGCTGCTATAGTTGATAATGCCCAATCATCTGCTGGATCTTCAGAATCAGTAGCTACTGCTACATACAATGTCGGAGTTGTAGTCTCGACATAGATCTGACCAATAAAAGATGCATGCTCTGCTGGTGCCGCGGCGCCAGTAAGAGGTGTCAATGCTTCTAAAACTCTCATACTTCTAGAACCGTAATCTGGATAAGTTATTTTTTGTTTTGACATAGTATTCTCCTTTTAATAATATAGTGAGTAAACGTCATGATTT